TGATACAAATGGTTTTGCTTTACAACTTCTAATAAATAAAGCTTTAGATGAAAATGGTCAAAGATTATTTAAAGCTGGAGAAATAGATATTCTTAAAAATGAAGTAAAAGATAGTGATTTACAATCTTTGATGTTAGCTGTAATTAATAGTGAGGAAGATACAATCGACCCAAAGAATTAGCAAACCAATTAAAAAAAGATAATTTTATGATGTTACAGTTTGGTGTTGCAAAAGAATTAGGAAAAAGTTTGGCAGAAGTAAGAAATATGACACTTGATGAGATAATTGGATGGAGTGCATATTTTCAAATAATTAACGAAGAACAAGAAAAAGCTTATGAAAAAGCAAAACGCAGGAGATAAGCTAAAATAAAGTAACCTTTTATTTTTAAGTAGTGGCATATTCTGTTGATATAAGAATAAAAACAACAGGTAGTAAGCAGCTTGATAGTGTCGTACAAAAAGTTAATAAACTTAATGGTATTATAAAATCAATTAAACCTGTACCAGATCTTTTTCAAAGACAACGAGGAGGTACAGAAGCTTTTAGAGAACAGATAAATGCAGTAAAAAAAACATTAGCTGATACTTTAGCTACTTTTGGGCAAGTTGGTAAAGTAACAGGTTTTTCAAAAACTATTGGTGGTCTTAATTCACAATTAGCAGGATTCAGAAATGTTGCTAATAGTGCAAAAGTTGGTAGTAAACAATTTACAGAGGCTTTAATTGCAGGAGAAAACGCTTCTCGTCAATTACTCAAAGCAGAATTAGAACGTCTAAATACTTTAAGAAATTTATATCAAACAAACGCAAAATTAGCTACAGGATCTAGTGTTGGAATTGGTAAACAATTAACAGAAGTATTAAAGATTGGCAAAACAATACCAAAAACGATTGCATCATTAAATGAATACAAATCTGTATTAAATGAAATTATTCAATTAGTAGACATTGGAAGTAAAGAATATAATGAACTTGAACTTGCGATAGAAAAAGTAAATAAGCAATTAGATTCAACAAAATCAAAAGATGCTATTAATAAAAAGGAACTTCAAGATGAAAAAAATATAACAAATGAATTAAAAAAACAAAAAAAAATAGAAGATGAAAGGTTTAAAAGAGCTTTAAAAAATATTAGACAAAGGAAAAGAGAAAGAAAACAGCAAAGACAAGGTAGGTTGTTGGGTGCTGGTTTTCCTTTATTATTTGGAGGTGGTTTAGGGTCTGTTGCTGGTTCATTAGCTGGTAGTTTTGTAGCAAAACCAGGAGAAGAATTTGGTGCTCAAATTTTTGGAAGTGCTATAGGAGCACAACTTGAAACTCTGATAAAAAGAGCAAATGCACTAGCAGATGCAGTAGATCAAATAAGTTTTGAAAAACTTGAAGAACAAAGCATTATAGTTAGTGGTGAATTAAGAGCACAAGTTGAATTACTTAAAGAGCTTGGAAGAGCAGATGAAGCAAGAGTTATTTTAGCTAAACAAGTTCAACAAAGAACTGGTGCTAATGCAGACGTTCAAAAAGATATTAATAGACAGGTACAACTTCTTAACGCAGGATTTAGTGAGCTTGTTAATAGTGCTGGTACAACTTTAGGAATTATTGGTGGTCCATTATTAACAGCAGTAGGAGCTTTATCTGCTGGAGTTTCTTTATTCTTTAGAGGTTTTAATACTCTGGCTAGTGGATTAAGAAATTTAATTCCAGATTTACCTGTTGTTGATGAGTTCTTTAAAAAATTTAATAAACGAATACAAGAAGCAACAGGTAATACCGCAAAATTAAAAAGAGAATTGCAAATAGTAGGAGATATTCAGTTTACAAAGTTTAGTATTGAAATGGAAAAGACATTTGGAAAAGCAGCACAGACATTTGATGCACAGAGAGACAATTTAAAATTACAAAAAGACATAATAAGTCTTAGAAATAGAGAGGAAAAAGCTAATGCACTAAAAGGTGTAACAGATAAAGGTGTTCGTGCTGAGACTGAAAAGAATTTTGCTGATAAATTAAAATTTGATTTATTTAAAGTAGATCAACAACTCCTATTGATTGATGAAAAAGAAGAATCTATTAACAATAAATTAAAAAGACGCTTAGATTTATCTCTTGCACAAAATAATTTTACAAAAAAAATTATGAAAGCAAATAGAGATGATGATGTAAAAACTGCTGCAAGATTAGAATTTGAGAGAGATAAAGTTAATCTTCAATTTGCTTTAGGTGAAAAATTAAGAGAAGCAAAAAGTGTCGAACAAGAAATCGCATTTATTAAACAACACATGGCAGATATAGATAAATTGAGATTAGTCCTTGCTGGAAAATTAAATAGTGAAGCTGACAAAATTAAAGATGCCTTTGAAGCTGTAGGTGAAGCCATTAATAATGATATAAAAGAAGGTATTAAAGGATTAATTAAAGGAACAGCAACACTTTCAGATATGCTTAATAATATTGCTGATAAGTTTTTAGATGTAGCACTTAATCAAGCATTATTTGGTTCAATATTGGGTTCAAAAGGAGATAAAGGTGGTGGTATTTTAGGTGCTTTAGGTTTATTTGCAGATGGTGGCAGACCTCCTGTTAACAGACCTTCAATAGTAGGAGAGAAAGGTCCAGAATTATTCGTTCCAAGATCATCGGGTAACATAATTCCAAATAACAAGCTTGGAGGTGGCAGTACCAGCAATGTTGTCGTTAATGTGGACGCATCAGGTTCAGATGTTCAAGGTGATGAAGCTGAAGCTAAAGAACTTGGAACGCTTATATCTGTTGCTGTTCAAGGAGAACTATTGAAACAACAAAGACCTGGAGGCTTACTTTCAAGATAATGGCTACTTTCCCTGACTTCAATCCACAATATTCTGCTACAAAACGTAGTGCTCCAATACAAAGAATTACGCAGTTCGGAGATGGCTACCAGCAAAGAACAAGCTTTGGTTTAAATCAAGATCCAAAAGTTTGGAATTTAACTTTTAATGTAAAAGATTCTGATGCTGATGTTATAGAAGCATTTTTAGAAGCTAGAGGTAAAGATGGAGCTTCATTTGATTGGTCACCACCTGATGAATCAGCAGCTTATAAATGGATATGTAGGAGTTTCAGTAGAGAAATGTTTGATCTTGATAGAAATAGAATAACCGCAAGTTTTGAACAAGTATTTGAACCCTAATGGCAATACCAGTTTCCGCATTACAATCAATAAACCCTGGCTCGATTATCGAACTATTTACTATTCAGTTAAGTACTGCACTACATGGCTCTAATACTTTGTATCGTTTTCATAATGGTGCAAATTTAAATGCAAATGGAGAAGTGGTTTGGGCTGGCAATTCATATCTAAGATTTCCTATCGAGTGTTCAGGCTTTGAGTTTGGGTCAACAGGCACTCTACCTAGACCAAAAATTTCAATAAGTAATATCTTTGGAACGATGACTGCGATAATGCAGGATGTTAATACAACTACAATAGGTAATGATTTGAATGGGGCAAAATTTACAAGGATAAGAACTCTTGCTAGATACTTAGATGCTGTGAACTTTTCGTCCACAACTACTACTACGACTACAACTTCAACCGTTGCTGACCCTGCTGATGGTGAAACTGTTACTTACACTGTTACTGTTGTAAACACAGGAGGTTATAACTACTTTGCTATTAATGGGGTAACTAATCCTGTCTTAACTATGAAACGTGGATCAACTTATATTTTTAATCAATCTCATAGTTCAAATGTTGGACACCCATTAAGGATAAAATCTGACGCTGGTGGGCAACAAACCACTGTCAATGCAGGAACTTTGGGTACAGATGCAACTGTAACTTATTCTCCGTCTTATCCAAGTGCACCAAATGATCTTAGGTATTACTGCACAGTTCATGGTAATGGAATGGGTAATACGATTACAATGAATAACCCCAACACTATTCAACAAGAATCGACATCTACTTCTAGTTCTCAAACAAATCCTTTTGGAACACCAGATCCTACAGCAGAATTTCCACAAGAAATATATTTTTTGGATCGTAAAGTTACTGAAAATAGAGATGTAGTTACATGGGAAGCTCAATCTGCTCTTGACTTGGTAAATGTAAAATTACCAAAAAGGATTGCTACGAAAGATATTTTTCCTGGTATTGGAGCATTTTTAGGATGAGTTGGAAAGATATTGCATTAGAACACGCACAAAAAAATTCACCACAGGAAACTTGTGGTTTATTGACTATCTATAAAGGTAAAAAAAAGTACTATCCCTGTAAAAATATTGCAGAAGAACAGGGTGATTATTTTATTTTAGATCCTGATGATTGGATGAAAGCTGAAGATGAAGGTGAAGTTATAGCCGTTATACATAGTCATCCGAACCATCCACCATATCCAAGTGAAGCTGATCTAGCTAGTTGTGAGTATTTAAATTTACCTTTTTATATTGTTACTCCACAAACAAAAGAATGGCATTATTTTAAACCTTCTGGTTATAAAAAAGGATTGATTGGTAGAGAATGGGTTTGGGGTGTACAAGATTGTTGGAGCTTAATACATGATTGGTATGAAGAAAAAAGAAATATTAAATTAAAACATTGGGATAGACCAAAAAGCCCAAAAGAATTTAGTGAAAATCCATTATTTGAACATGGTTTACCTTTAACTGGTTTTGTTGAACTAGAAGATACGGTAGATTTGGAAAAGGGTGATGTTCTGCTTATGGACGCAACAAATACAGGAAGATTAGATCATGTGGCTTTGTATTTAGGTAATCAAACTATTCTTCAACATTGTGTGAAAAGACTTAGCTGTAGAGAACTATACGATCAAGAACATATAGACTGTACTAAGAAGAGGTATCGCTATGCTCAGTAAAATTAAAGTTTACGGTAGATTAGCTCGATTCTTGGGAGAGCGTACTTTTGAAGCAGAAATATCATCTCCCACAGATGCTTTCAGGTTTTTACTGGCAAACTTTCCAAGTTTAGAATCTCACATGATGGAGCAGAACTATTGTGTAAAAGTAGGAGGTTATGAGATTAATGAGACTGAATTAGATACTCCTACAGGAAGTCAAGAAATTAAAATTGTTCCAGTAATTATGGGAGCGAGAAGAGGATTTGGAAGGTTTTTACTCGGAGCGGTTTTAATTGGAGCAGCCATTTTAGCTCCTGGTGCAGCACCAGCATTAGGTTTGAGTGGCTTTACGGCTGGGTCAGCAGGAGCTAGTCTTTTGGCTGTTACCACTGCCAATGTTGGTTTGTATCTAGCTCTATCAGGAGCAGCACAAATGTTGACTCCTACAGAAGATCTTGGTGGGGCTTCTGACGATCCAGCTAGTTTTACGTTTAATGGAATACAGAATACGATAAGGGCTGGTGTTGCTATACCAGTTGTGTACGGTGAAATATTTACGGGATCGCTTGTCGTATCAGGCGGTATTGATACTGATGATTTCTCAGGTTAATTATGTTTAAAGTTGCGGAAATACATCCTGGAGCAGGACGAAAAGAAATTCAACTAAACCCTTTCAAATGGTTTGGTGGTGGTGGCGGTACGGCAGTAGAAGTTTTAGGTTCTTTACGAAGCAAGCAAGCATTAAACCTTGTTGAAGCTATAAGCGAAGGAGAAATTGAAGGTTTCCCGTCAGCAGCAGGATTAACAAAAGGAACTGCTGCTTATAATAAGGCAGCTTTAAAAGATATATTTTTAAGTTCAACTCCGATTGTTAAGCCAAGTGCAAATCCTAATAATATTTTAGATTCTGATTTTAACTTTACGGGAATAAAATTTGAACCTCGTTTTGGAACGTCAAATCAGACTTTTATCAAAGCTATAAGTGCTATTGAAAACGAAGAAGCTGTAGGAGCGAAGGTAACTAACGCTGCACCTGTAACAAGAACAATAACTGATTCCAATATTGACGCTATTAGAGTCACAGTTCGTTTTGATGCTTTAATATCTATTAATGAAAAAGATGGAAAAAATTTAGGAACTACTGTTGATATATTTATATTGATTACTGAGAATGATGGAACTGTAACTCGTTTTGATAAGAATACAAGTAGTGAAACAATTTCTTTCTTGGGAGGACTTTTTGGGATTATACCCATGAGTCGATCTGCATTTACCATCAGTGGTAAATCAAGAAACGCATATAGCAGGGATTTTTTAATAACAATCAAAGATAATATGTCTTTCCCTATCCAAGTAACAGTTGGAAGAGCTTCTGGTGACAATGATAATGAAAGGATAACAGATACTTTTTCATGGTCATCATTTACAAAAATAATAGATGAACAAAGACCTTATCCAGATATAGCTCATACCTATTTACGTTTTGATGCCGAACAATTTCCAAGTATTCCAGATCGTATGTATCGGATTCGTGGAGTTAAGGTTAAAATCCCACACAATGCAACTGTAGATCAGACAAATGGAAGATTAACTTATAGTGGCACATTCAATGGAACGCTTACTACAACAAAGCATTGGTGTTCCGATCCAGCGTGGATTCTATTTAACTTATTAACAGAATCCCGCTTCGGATTAGGAGATCATATAACAGAATCGCAATTAGATAAATTTGCTTTTTATAGTGCGTCTGTCTATTCTTCTGAATTAGTTGATGATGGAGATGGAGGGCAAGAACCTAGATTTAGCTGCAATGTAGTTCTTCGGCAAAGAGGAGATGCTTTCAAAACAGTTATGTCTTTAAGTTCTGTAATGAGAGGCATGACATTTTGGAGTGCAGGATCTCTTACTCTTACGCAAGATCGACCTACAGATGCCAGCTATTTATTTAATCTGTCAAATGTAACTGCTGAAGGCTTTATATATTCTGGAACGAGTTTGAAAACAAGATCTACTGTTGTTTCTGTCTCCTATTTTGACATGGAGAATCAAGAATTAAATTTTGAGACTGTTGAGGATACTGCTGCTAAAAATAAATACGGAATTATTCATAAAAAAGTTACTGGTTTTGCTTGTTCTTCACGAAATCAAGCTAGAAGATTAGGAAGGTTTATTCTTTTTGAGGAGCAAAATTCTTCAGAAACCATTAGTTTTGCCACTGGATTAGCAGAAGGAGTAATAGTTAGACCAGGACAGGTTATTGAAGTAAGTGATCCAGTAAGAGCAGGACTTAGAAGAGGAGGCAGAATAAAATCTGCAACCACTACATCTGTGACAGTAGATGATATTGATGCAACTGATTTAGATATAACAAACAATCCTACATTAAGTGTAGTAATGCCAGATGGATCGGTTGAAACTAAAGGTGTTGTATCAAAAAGTGGTGCTACTTTATTTGTAAATGTAGCTTTTACCAGTGCTCCAAATTCAAATAGCGTTTGGATTTTACAAAACACAACTTTACAGACTACACAATGGAGAGTTGTTGGGATTACTGAAGATAAAGATAGTTATGCAGTAACGGCAACAGCTTATAACGCAGGAAAATATGCTTTTATCGAAGATGGTTCTCCGTTACCTGTTCGTAATATTACTGTTTTAAATGAACTTGTTGATGCCCCAGGGGGTGAAATTGTTGAGGAAGAATTTTTTACAGATGGTGCGACAGCAAGAACTAGATTAAATATAAGTTTTAATCCTGTTCCAAGAGCTATAGAGTATGAATTGAGGTATAGATTAGATAGTGGTAATTTTATAACTCTTAAATCAAGAAGTACTGATTTTGAAATACTAGATTCATTGCAAGGTCTCTACGAGTTTGAATTATCCAGTTTAAACTCTTCGTTTGAACCTTCCGCACAACCTACAACTTTTTCATTTACTGCTTTTGGTAAAACTGCTATTCCAGGAGATGTAACTGGCCTAACAGCAGAACCTATTAGTGATAAATTAGTAAGACTTCGTTGGAATTTATCTACAGATTTAGATGTAACTCATGGTGGTCTTGTTTATGTGAGACACTCTACAAAAACAGATGGAACGGGTACATTTTCCAATGCCACTGATCTGATTCAAGCATTAGCTGGTAATACTACAACTGCGGAAGTTCCCTATTTAGAGGGAGAGTATATTCTTAAATTTCAGGATGATGGAGGTAGGTTCAGTGCTGGTGAAGCAAGTGTTGTAATAGATCTACCTGATACAAATAATCTTGCACCTTTGATTGCAGTAACTAGAAGAGAAGATTTAGACGTTCCAAAGTTTCAGGGCACAAAAACTGATGTAACTTTTGACGCTACGACTGACTCTTTAAACTTAGCGGGTGTTGGTCAGTTTGATGCAATAACTGATTTAGATGCGGTAGGTTCTTTAGATGATGTTGGAGGTATTTCTCCATTAGGTACATACGAGTTTGGAGGTTCTCCAGGAACATCTTTCTTAGATTTAGGTGCTGTGTTTAGTCTTGATTTAAAACGTCATTTTTTAACAGAAGCGTTTTTCCCGTCAGACCAATTTGATTCAATTACAGATATAGATGCCAGAGTTGATTTCGATGGCCTAACAGCAACTAAAGTTAATGCAGAAATGTTAGTAGCGGTAACTCAAGATAACCCTGCTTCTGGATCTCCTACTTATACAGGTTTTCAAACCTTTGCAAATGGAACATATAAAGGAAGAGGTTTTAAATTTAAGGTTAACTTAACAAGTAATGATCCTGACCAAGACATAAAGGTATTACAACTAGGTTATACAGCATCATTCCAAAGAAGAACTGAACAAAGCACAACTACTATTGCTTCTGGAGCAGGGGCTAAAGCTGTGACATTTACGGATTCTTTCTTTACGGGAACTTCTGATATTGGTGGAGTAAATTCAAATTTACCTTCTATTGGTATAACTGCACAAAACATGGCTTCTGGAGATTTCTTTGAATTATCGAATATTAGTGGTACTGGATTTACTGTTCACTTTAAAAATTCATCAAATGCTTCGGTTGATAGGAATTTCACTTATCAAGCTGTCGGATTTGGTAAGGGGTGATAAAATAAAATAAAATATTGTAAAAATGGCAAGAGTCAATAGTACAACTAAAGAAACGAACAATAATTTTAATGTAGCCAATGGTACGGGTGCTGCGGTTCGTGCAGGAATAAATGATATTTTTACAGCATTAAGAACAATAAACTCAGCGAGTGGTGATCCTTCTGGAGCAGGAAATGTAGTTCAGTTTCAACCACATATAGATTCAGCAACTAATTTATTAAAAATCTGTACTGCTGTTAGCTCTGGAACGGGAACATTTACAACTATTGGAAATATAACTCAGGCAAATTTAGGTTTAATGCCTCAAGCTGGTGGTACGTTTACAGGGAAAGTAACTCATAATTATACAAATTCTTTAAATTTACCTGTAGGAACAACAGCCCAGAGAGATGGCAGTCCAGCCGTAGGAATGTTTCGTTATAACAGCACTTTAAATGTATTTGAAGGATATAAAAACACAGGTTGGGGAGAGATTGGTGGAGGTGCTGGAGCAACTGGAGGAGGTGGTGAAGCTATTTTTCATGAGTCAGAAAATACAATGAATAATTCATATACAATTACAGCAAATAATAACGCTTTGGTCGCTGGACCTCTCACCATTGCTAGTGGTGCTACACTAACAATAAATAGTCCTTCAGTTGTAACGATTCCATAATGTCAATTATTTTAGACGGCTCAACAGGAATAACTTCTGACAGTTCAGCATCTAATCCTGCTATGACTGCCAAAGGTAATGGTAGTGATGTAGAGGGTTATATACAACTTAACTGTCGTGTTAACAGTCATGGGGTAAAACTAAAGAGTCCACCTCATAGCTCTGGGCAATCTTACACGATGATATTACCTGATAACCAGGTAGCGGCAAATAAATTTTTAAAAATAAAAAGTATTACAGGAAGTGGATCGACTGCTGTAGGCCAGTTGGAATATGCGGATGTTGCTGTAAGTTCTCCGACTGAGAATTATGCGTTTGCAAGTATGGCTACTCAAAACTTTGATAATTCTGGATATCAACTACATGGAATAGGTAGTAATGGAGGTTCTAACGGTATAACTGTAGACACTACTAACAATCGACTAACACCCACTTCTGCTGGAATATATTTTATTTTTTATAATCCTGTCTGGAGTCACAGTTTCAGTAATGGTGGTCTAACAGCTTACAATTCAATTTATAAAAACGGAAGTCAAAATCGTAGAACAACCATCTCAATATATGATGATGGAGGAACTAAAACAAATAGTGTATTAGCTGTTATCAGTATGAATGGCAGTTCAGATTACGTAGATTTTAGAAGCTACCATAATAAAAGTGGTCAAACTATGCAGTGTACAAACCTTTCAAGAGGATTTATGTTTAAATTAAAGGATAGTTAATAATGGAACAACCAATTGCTAAAGCATTACTAGAATTAACACCTACCGCCTTGTGGTATTTAAAAGGAGATACCTATGCAGATATTGTTTGGAAAAGCTCTGGAATAACAAAACCTACTGAGACAGAAGTTAATAATAAAATTACTGAAATTAATAATGCAGAACCAATGAGATTGTTAAGAGTTGAAAGAGATGCGAGATTAACTGCAACTGATTGGAGAGCAAGTTCTGATTTAACCTTATCAACTAAATGGAAAACATATCGTCAAAGTTTGCGTGATTTACCAGCTAGTGCATCGCCCAAACTCGATTCTGATGGTAATTTAGATATGAGTTCCGTTACTTTCCCTACCGAACCTAGTTAATTATGTCGAAGATTAAACTAAACGCACCAACAGGCGGAGGATCAGTAAGCTTAGAAGCTCCTTCATCTACTACAAGTAATGCTGATATAGAACTAAAACTTCCTGTAGCCGATGGATCGTCTGGGCAGGCAATTACTACTAATGGAAGTGGTCAACTTGCTTTTGCTTCTGTTGCTGTCGGTGGTGCAAGTAATATTGCTTTTAATGCTGGCTATGGGATTGATTTTAGTGCTAATTCTAATGCTGGTGGGATGACAAGTGAGTTACTTGATTCGTATGAAGAGGGAACTTATCAGCCAACATTTTCATCTTCTGGTGCTACTTTTGTTTATAATCACCAATATGGATATTATCAAAAAGTTGGTGATCACGTTCATGTAACTTTTTATATAACTTTAAGTGGTAACAATAGTTCTGGATTAAGTGGTAACTCAATAGTAATTAATTTACCATTTAGTGCTAGTGGTAGCTCAACTAGATTTGAAGCTGGAGTTGCTTTTGGAATGATATATAAAATTGATCTTATAGGTGTTGGAAATCCTGTGGGTACGGTATATCAAGGCAATAGTTATATTAGTCTACTTGGTGCTAGGGATGATGATACAGCAATAGCATATTCAAGTGATAAATTCGATCAAAGTGGTTGTGGAATTTCTGGATCAGTTACATACAAAGTTTGATAGACCGAAGCTAAGTCTTAAAACTAAGCCTAAACCTGTTTTAATCGGAGATTAATCCTAATGGCTCTTACAGAATCAATCGAATACGACAAAATAGAGGTCACTGGCATTTATAAAGCGGTGCAAGTACGCAAAGTAAATGTTATTAAAAGAGATGGCGTTGAAATACAAAGAGGGTCTTATGAAAGATATGTATTAAACGCTGGTACGTTAGATGGTTCTGATAATTTAGTTGATACTGATTTATCAGCAGAACCAGCAGAAGTTTCTGCCATATGTAATTTGGTATGGACTACTGATGTAAAGGCTGCATATAAAGCTAAACTAATAGCAGATAAATCTGCCTAGTTAATTATGTCAGAAATCAAAGTAAATTCGATAAAAGGGGTAAATTCTACGGATGCTGCCATCACGATAAATAATACTGATGGAACGTGTACTGCTAATGTTACCTCTCTTAATGGTGGTCAGCTAGGTAGTAGACGTATCAACATCAATGGAGCTATGACTGTAAGTCAAAGGGGAACTATTACTGGAATAACTAATAATGCAAGCAAATATGGAGGTGCGGACAGATTAAAAAATACTGTTGTTAATCATGGCACTTATACCGCAAGTCAAGAAGCTGATGCCCCATCTGGTACTGGTTTAGTGTACTCTCATAAAATTACTACTACTTCTGCTGCTAGTAGCCCTGCAAGTAACGCAAGATTATATATTCAACACAAAGTAGAGAAACAAGATTTAATAAGGTTAAAAAAAGGCACTTCAGATGCTGAACAATTAACTGTACAATTTTATGTAAAAGGTGATAAAACAGGAACTTATATTCTTGAGTTATTTGACAATATATCTAACAGACACGTTTCAGCCACATACACTATTAGTTCTGCAAACACATGGGAAAAGAAAACAATAACTTTCCCTGGTGATACAGGTGGAAGTGCTTATGATTCTAGTAATGGCAATAATACTGGAATAGAATTTAACTTTTGGTTAGCTGCTGGATCTGCTTTTACTTCTGGTTCATTAGCAACTACATGGACAGGAAATAATGACCCAAAAAGAGTAGCTGGTATAACAGTAAATGTAGGAGACTCAGGTTATTGGCAAATTACTGGACTGCAAATTGAAGTAGGCAGCGTGGCAACAGATTTTGAGCATAGGTCATTCGGTCAGGAGCTTGCTTTATGTCAGAGGTACTTTCAAAGAGTTAATGGCTCGTTGACAGGAATTGGTGCAAATGCTACATCTATTCGTGCTAATTACACGCCAATAGTTAACTTAAGAGCTAGTCCAACGATTACTGGTAATAACCCCGTATCCTTTAATGATCCTGGTGTAGCTTCTCCAACACAGTCAAGTTTTGATTGTGGTATTCAATTCACATATACTCCAACTAATATAGGAATGAGTTTGGGATTTGGTAACTTTCCTAGTAATGGTCAAACTGCTCAAGGTAAAGCATATATACAATGGGATTCAGCAAATGATTACATTGATTTCACAGCAGAACTATGACTTACAAGTACATTAAAAATGACATCGAAGGTGGTAACTATACTACCTGTATTAAAAGAATTTCTGATTCAGCTACTATTCCTTTTGATGAAGGGAATACAGATTATCAGATTTATAAACGGTGGTTAGAGGAAGGAAACACACCTCAAGATGCTGATTAATTTTTCTTGATTTTTAAATAAAAACGATTATTATTGAGCTTTATTCTTTTTAATAATGCTTAAAAAAGTATTAACAATAGCTGCTGCTTCAGCTTTATCAACACCTGCGTTCGCTGGTTTCTATGTAAACGTAGAGAACAACGGTTCTTATACAGGCAAAGACTACACTGGCTCTGGTACTGACTTACATCTTGGATATGAGAATGGTAATGCCTTTGGTAGCTACTACATTCAAGGTGGAGCGTATCTTAACAACCCAGATGGTGCAGATTCAGAAACAAACTTTTCTGGTAAAGTTGGTGGTTCTGTAACAGCCACAGATAAGATTGATGTCTATGGTGAATTTTCTATTGTTACTGATACAAC